GTCAAGTATGATGGTGGTCTGGATGTGAATTTTCCTTTGTATATGTAATCGTAAAACTCTAGGATGTTGTCCGCTATGTACATTAAAGCCATCATCAAAAAGAATAGACTTGTTGTCAAAATCATTGCGAATAGCCACACAATCGTTCCTAAAATGGTACTCAAATGACTCTTTATATTTTCTATACTTGGTATAATTTTCAGCACCCTCATTGTTTAATACATTACCAATCCACTTATTACCATCAACAGCAAAATTACTAACAAAAAAATCCAGTATATCTCGCTCATTATATCTTTTAGATAACTTATGAAAGAAATACCTATCAGGCCGTTTAGTAAAGCTTTCCAACTTTGCCGTAACTCTACCACCATATTTGTTATAATCATAATCGGTAGTAAAGTGGTTCTTAACTGCCAAATATGTTTTAAATACATCAAAACCGCCATACATCATATACCTTTATTTCTTTTATAACTACCCTTACCTTTTTTAGGTTTGACCACCTGTGATTTATACTTTGGTGTTCTAACTTCTTTTGCCATAGGGTTTGGTTTGTTATAATTTATATTCAAAATTTTGTGTTTCTTCATTTATATGTACCTGTGTAGCACCATTCTTAATATGAAAATGTGTTGCCATAGGTGTTAACGGTGATAGTGTAAGTAATCTTTTAAAATCTCTTTCTATTACCCACTCTCTTAATTTTTGTATAATCTCTCTGCCTGCACCTCTTTTTCTTGACCAAACGGTGTATGCCACAACTATTTCGCCGTGTCCGTTTTGATTAGCAGCCTGCGACATGTAATCCATTTCTCTAACAGTAAATGGTACTTCAGGACATAATGCAACACAAACTATTGCCTCTATTTGATTATTATATTTTAGACCAAATATTTTTCTACCATGTGTAATTCTAAAACCTAAAGTCAATTCAGGTCTAACAGGATCCTCTGCTACATCTATATCATCTAGTTCAACAAGTTCAGTACCCTTGACCCATTTAAAAAAATCTTCAATTTTGTTTTTATACTTTTTCATATTGGTAATTTACCTGTAGCCTCAACCTTAATTAGGTTTTGTTTACATGCCTCTACTTGTATTTTTTCTTTTAGTGCTTTTGAAATTAAACGGCCTACTGATTCGACCTCTATTTGATTATCTTCACAATACCATAATATAGCGTCCATGTAAGTGATTGGTCTTTTGTCTTTGACCACACCTTCAATAATTAAACTAAATTCTTTGCTGTTCATAATATAATTGTATCACATCCTTTTAAAAATGTAAAGTGTGGTTGACTATAACATTAAACCGGGAAACATTAATTCAAAAGACCTGAATAACATACAACTTTCTAATGCTGATGGTGCTGTAATTACAGCCATAGTTTCAGTTCTTTCTTTGTTTATAAAGTAACTTACCATATAAACACTTTGACCACCAGGTGAGGCGTTTTCTTTTCCTACAGATAAATTTTGTAATTCAAACTCGTTATGTACTAGATATTCGTTTACTGCGTCTGTTGTACCACAAATAACAGGTATTTGTGACCACTCTAGTCCTTCATATTCGGTTGTTGGCTTATGGTCTGCTGTAGCTACACTAGTTACTAGTATAAAAGTTAGCAAAAAGGCCAACAACAAGTTTTTTTTTAACATTGGTTGCTCCTTTTTAAGAGACCATTATGACTTCAAGGTGCCTTTTGTCTTCTCTTCGTAATATTTATAAAAGTCTTGTATTACTTTGCCAAGTTTTTCTTCGTAGTCAGCTTTGTTTTTTACGAATGCCTTACATGAACCATCTTCACCTGCTTGTAGAATAACAATTTGTTCTATGGGTGTGTCAAATAGTTCTTCATACATTGTTGCATAAGCAGTACATTGAATATAATAGTTTTCATTCCAACTATCTACTCTTTCTTTGTTTGCTGTTTTGAAATCAATTACGGATAGTTTACCATTGTATTCTGCAATACAATCAACTTGACCTGCAATAGTCAATTTATGACTATACATTATTCTCTCTAATGCGTGTATGTTATCTATTTGGTCTAGGTAAGGTTTTAATAATCTAAACATTCCTAAAGGCAACACATCACGAATAGATGGTGTTTCACCTTTTAAATATTGTTCAACAAGTGTGTGAGTAGCAGAGCCTCTACGAGCTGCTCTATTCATTTCCCACTTGGCTGCCTCTTCACCAACATTCTTACGCCATGCGATAAGACCTGGTTTCGGTATAGCACCTAATACGGTTGTAACAGACGGATACGCCTTGCCATCAACTTCATAGAAACGCATACCATCAATTCTTTTTCCTTTTGTATCAGGAAATTTACTTTCGTCTAATTTTACAAAATTTGCCATATCAGTTCCTTTATCATTTTATATCTATATTATATACATTATATTTCATATTGTCAAGCCTAGATTGACCTGTAATCTAACATATGTTCTTTTATCTTCTCCGAATCACCTCTTAACTCTTCTCGGTCTTCTTTTCAGCTAGGAACATAAGACTCATAACAAGTCTTATTACTTTCATTCTTATATGCTCTTAATATTTGCTTACGGTTTTCACCATCAGCACGATAAGAACAATGTACCCATCCGGAATTAGGTTCATCTAAATTATGAAATTCCAATATCATTTGGTCAAATTCGCAACTTTCAGAAATCCATTTTACTAATTCTGCATTGCTCAATCCAAACACCTCAAAATCGGCCGCCTGGCCTTTAGCATGCTGTGAATTTTTGCTTGAGCCTATTGCCTCACATAACTCTGGACTACGGTACCCACTAGATATGGTAACTACTTTACCAAAATGGTCTCTAACTTTTTGTAGTACATTCTCACACAATGCTTTTAAAGCGTTCATGTGGTCTTCACTAGGGTTATTACTAATACCCTTACGGACTGCTGTTTGTGAAGCAGTCATTTCTTTTAAACTAAAATTATTACTTAACTTCATTATTTACCTCTTGTTATCTGTAAAAATTTTTCTATCTGTGCCTTAATAATTGGTGTTCTATTTGGCCAATGTATGTAAGGTTCATCACTCTTCATAAGATTGTATAAAAAAGGAAGTATTAATTTCTCTGCCTCTTTAAATCTTTTTGTAACATCTTCAGTTTCTAATACTTCGGTTACCTTATCTTTTTCTGCTACTATTTGCATGATTTCATTCATCATACTTTTAATATCACCTACATCTGATTTAACTTTCGCCAATTCAACATTATTGGTTTCTATGACGGAAGTATCAACACTCGGTGTAGATTCAGGTGCTTTACTAACTGGTGTAAAACCCCAATCTTGGTCAAGGTCATATTCTCTTAAATAATCTGGTATATCTTTTGCCATTACTTTTTACCTTGTTGTCTTTTACGGTGTTTTGCTACCACTTGTTGAGTTTTTACTTCTTTTATAGACCTTTTTCTATGTTGTTGTGCCAACTCGCTGGTCGGATGAGCGTCTGCAATTCTTGATAGATTATCTTTCCAGCCTCCATCATTCTTCATATTACCCATGCCTCTAACACCACTTGATATATTTATAGTTGTAAGTTTCTGTTCAATGTGTTTATTCTTTTTTAGAAAAGCTTCCTTTTCTGCAATGGACATCATATCATCATAAACTTTACCTGTTTTCTTATTTTCAAAGGTGTATATTGGCATTTTATCCCTTAAATGGGTCTTTGTGTGTAAAGTGTTTATTAATTACTTCTAATTGTTCCTCATAGTGAGCAATCTCTTTTAATTCTTTTTCAATTGTTTCTATGTGGTCAGGATGACTAGCAACACCAACAGGTTTTTGTAAAAAAACCTCTACATTTGATTTGTGCTTTGCTATATGTCCTTCGGCATGTTTTTTAATTGCCTCTATTATTTGTTCACGCATTTTTTTTCTCCTTCATTATTCTTCCATAATTTGGCCACCCAAATTTATCAGGTGACTCATCTATATAACGCCATCTAATAACGCCTGTACTAGTATTTCTTTCGTAAATTTTTGGTCTTTGTTTAGATGTATTGTTCTTGTTCTTCATTGCCATAAATTTTACCTTCTTTGAACCATTCTGGTACTTTTGCTGGACTTTTCCAAGTAGCAAATCTTTTTTTCTCTAATATATAATAGTTTCTATAACTAGCTACTGCGTCACCGTCAACTTTACAATATTCAGGCATTGCTGGTTTAGGGTCAGTTGCAATTACATTATATTTAGCGTTCATTGGTGGATGTTTTAAAACTTCACCAAGTTTATCAATTGTTACATGATTCTTTGTATGATTATATCTTTTTTTATACTCTTCATTAAGAGCTATCATATGTTTATATAACCATATGTAATTGTAGGCAGACTCAAACAACCATATTGTACTAGGATGTTTTACCCAACCTGCTTTGTATAGCAATGGTTCTAAATTAGGATTAGGGTGTGTCCATCTTTTAATTTTTCTACCATTTTTAGTCTTGCCATAATACTCTGTACCATCTTGTACTCTATGACATGTACATAATAATTGTGCCGACTCTAATATCATCTTAACAATGTGTTTATCACACATTTGTTCAGCAGCTTTTACTGGATGTTTATCTACATAAAATACATTCATTAATTCACCGTCTTTCTAAAATAATCATCACGACCATACTTCTTACATAATTTAGAGAACACATTAAACCAGAAATTCTTAGCCCAATCTGTTCTTGAATCTCTACATGCTGTTTCAGCATTTGCGATTCTTTTATCTTTTAAACTTTCTGTAATCATAACTTCATTATATAACATTTATTTGTCTTTGGCAACCTCTAAATATCTTTTATTAATTGTTTTTTCAGTAGGAAGTTCATTCCACTCCATTATCTGGTCTAATTTAAGTCTAATTTCATCTGGATCCAAACCTAATTTTTTCATTTCCTCTGCACCCATATTTCTAAAAAATGACTCGTAATCTCTATTTTTTAGGTCTCTACTACCTAATTTTTTAAAAAAATCTTTATAAACTTTGTTGTTATCTCTGACTCTTTTCGCTCTAGCTTTTGCGTTAGTAGCCTCTTTTTCGTAATCTTTTTTGATTTTGGTTTCGTCTTCTTCTTTGGCAACTTTTCTACTCCTTAATGATATGTTAGCTGCTATTAATAATAATACAGCCAATGGGTCAAATACAAATATTAATACTATTATTACCCACCTAACAGCTTTGTCAAAATGGTCTTTTGCATTTTCACCATATATTAATTCTGCAATATATTTAATTGGTCCTACTTCGGCTTCTATCTTATCTTGCTCTAATGCAAGTTCAGATTTCTTTAATGTTAAATTAGATATCTTATCACTTGCCTCATTTATGGCCGTTGTAAGTAATGTTCTTTCTTCTTCTTGTTTTTTTCTTTCTTTTAAACCTCTTGTAACATACTCCATATCAATGTATTTGTCAAGAGCTTTATCAAGTTGGTCAAGTGTCTTTTGTGACCTGTCTATAATTATTTGTTGTTGAGTTATTTGTTTATCAATTAATTCAATCTTTATATTATTAGATGATACTGGTTGCACTTGGTCTAGGTGCGCCTTTGATAAGAAACCAAAGATACCCATAGATGTGATAAAGATTAATACCACTACAGCAAATGTTAAATACATTTTAATAGTATATGGTACTAACTTATTGCGCCAGTTATTATACAACCACGAAGCTGCAACTAATTTACCAACCTCTAATGCACTACCCATAGCAATAATTGGTACAACTGCACCTGCAAATAAAGTAGATAAACCTACAATAGAATAGCCAGCAGCTATTACAGATATAGATATCGCACTTAAAAATGTTATTAATATTGTAAACATATTATTATTTAGATGATTGTACTACTTCTATTTTTTTTATCGTATTGATAACTCTTGAAGAATAGTCTGTTGTAGTAGAAAATGCTTTTAAAGTTTTAATAAGTTTTATTGAATCTAACTCTTGATTGGTAGCCAACATTTTAGTTCTCATTATTCTAAAGTCTTCATATGCTGGGTGTTCATTTAACAATCTAATATATTCTTTAACTGAATCACATTTAGTTTCAAATACTCTAACACCCCAACCTTGCCATTTATCCATGCCTTTTGGTAGTAAATGTGGTGCTGTTGATTTAAATACTCTGATACCAAATAAATTGTTTGCCTCTTTAGCAAATCTTGACATGCCCCAACCAGACTCTAATACTGCCTGACCAACTAACATATCTATTGGTACTCTTTTATCAACTGGTGTTGTAAAGTTTAAATAGTCAACACAATAACCTAGTTCTTTTACAAACTCTTTTTTGTTCTTATATTTCATTTTTTTTGATACAAGACCAAGACTTTGTGCCCATAAGGTATGCTCTTGTCTTAATTCTTCATTAGCCCATTTTTTTGCTAAAGAATTAGGATAAAATGTACCTGCACCATACACAATTGTTAATATTAAAGTAGACCATAATAGTCTTTTAGTCCACATCCAAAATGGAAAGTTTGCTATTTCTTTTTTGATTTTTCTAACCACTAAGCCCTCCTGATTACAATATAATCATAACTAGTAATGGACTCTGGTTCATTTACGCCGTATTCTGACCAAGTACCAATATCAATATTTTTATTCTTCTTTTGAAAGAATTGTAAATTATCGTTACTTATATATTTAGACATTGTTTTAAAGATTTTTTCTGATTGTTTTTCAGTAAAATTATCTGCAACATCTGAAGCCCAATTACCAGTATAATAGGTCATTGTCTTCTCGTTACCGTCAATAAAATTGTCTAGTTTTTTGGGGACGCCACTAATAACATTTTTTAAATAGTGGTCTAGTTCTTTTGATTTTTTTCTCACTTGTGCCATAATATATTTCCTCTCTCATTATAAACCTTTGATTAAAAATTTATTGATTACATTTTTAGTTGGTATCACGGTAGTATTACCACCATCACTCAACTCGTTATGTTCATCATAATTATAATCACTCATTAAAACATGTACATCTTTGTTTTCTTTTACTAACCAACCAGTAGATACACAAATAGCAGGCTTGCTTTTCTGAATTTCTTTCAGAGTTCGCCAACCTGAATCACTTTGAATATCCTCCCAATATACCATGTAGAAATCAAACTCAAACGGTATGCCTGGAAGTACATCTGATTTTTGTCGTTTAGCCATATTTTAAGAACACTCTTTATCTTCTATTTTACTACCTTTCAATAGTGAACACTTATATTTACTATCTGCGTTCATTCTTAATTCAGCAGCTATACTTTCTAAAATTGATGGTAAATGTTTTTCTAAAACACTTGTCATCTCTAAAGAAAACTGATAAGCAATTTTAGCCATCTCAGCCTCTAATACAGACATATCTACACCGTTACCACTTATGTTTTCTTTTATAACATGAGCGACAACAGCTGTGTTGTAGTCATCTGCTTGTACTGATTTTGCAAAGGCATTTAAACCAAACCACAAAACAGCAAGTATTAGTAT